CACAAACAAGATTGACTCATTCTGAAAGAGATACTCTTTATGAAGATAGAGTTAATCCAATCGCTTCTTTCCCAGGTCAAGGTGTATGTGTTTGGGGACAAAAGACCTTACAAGGTCGTCCTTCAGCTCTCGATAGGGTTAATGTTCGTAGGTTGTTGATTAAACTCAAGAAGTTTATCGCATCATCAAGTAGATACTTGGTATTCGAACAAAATAGTACAGCAACAAGGAATAGATTCCTTAATATAGTGAATCCGTTCTTAGAATCAGTTCAAGCAAATAGTGGTTTATCCGCATTTAGAGTAGTAATGGATGATACCAATAATACTCCAGATGTTGTTGATAGAAATCAACTTGTTGGTCAGATATTTATCCAACCAACACGGACAGCTGAATTTATTGTATTGGACTTCGTTGTTCAACCAACAGGAGCAGCATTTCCTGAATAAGTTTAATCAAATAGATTAACTATACGAAAAGCCCCACTTTTTTGTGGGGTTTTTTGTTGCCTGATATATTTATATATGAGGAAGTAGTAAAACTTCTATAAAACTAAGAAAAATGAATATGATGATTTTTCATAATTTTGATATTTATAGTTGAAGAATTAAACTTATTGGAGATTAAAGATGCCAGAACTATTAGATCCTTCTGAAATAATGTTCACACCGTTTGAACCGAAAACTAAGAATCGGTACATCATGTATATCGAGGGAATACCAGCATATCTTATCAAAACCGCTAACAGACCTTCAATAGCCTTTGAAACAATTGAATTAGACCACATCAATGTTAGACGATATGTTAAAGGTAAGGGAGCTTGGGAAGAATTAGAAATAACACTTTACGACCCTGTTGTTCCGAGTGGAGCACAAGCCGTTATGGAATGGGTTAGATTATCTCACGAGTCAGTAACAGGTAGAGATGGTTATACAGATTTTTACAAAAAAGATGTAACTATTAATGTTTTAGGACCTGTTGGTGATAAAGTTGAGGAATGGACATTAAAGGGAACATGGATTGTAAACGCTAATTTTAATGACTTGGATTGGGCAAATACTACTGATCCTGCAGACATTACACTTACATTAAGATACGATTACGCGATATTACAATTCTAAACATTTTAATAATAATATAAGGAGTCAATTATGGCAGTCATCGCAGATAAGCAATGGTGGAAGTCAAAGACCATTTGGACATCAGTTATTGCTGGTGTTGTTGGTGTTCTTCAAGCAGCAGGTGTTGTAGATCAAGTACCTGAAGTTGTTTGGACACTATTAGCATCTTTCGGTCTTTATTCCGTTAGAGACGCTGTTGGGAAATCAAATCCCGAAGTAAAAGCGTAAGTAATTTTTAGCTGGGTATCACAAACGATACCCAGCACATTAAGTTTTAAATAATTGGTTATATTGATAAGTTACAAAAAACTATTCAATAAAATACATAGGAGATTAATATGGCAGAAGAAAAACGCCAATTTCCAACTGAAATAATAGATTTGCCTTCTAAGGGGCATTTTTATCCAGCAGATAATCCATTATCAAGTGGTCAAGTGGAAATAAAATACATGACAGCAAAAGAAGAAGATATACTAACATCTACTAATTTAATACAAAAGGGAATCGTAATAGATAAACTATTGGAAGCATTAGTAGTTTCAGAAGGAGTAAATCTTGACGATGTTCTTATTGGTGATAAGAATGCAATTATGGTGGCATCAAGAGTATTAGCTTATGGTAAAGAGTATACATTTGAATTTTTAGATCCAAATAGTGGTGAAAGACGAGATGAAACTGTAGATTTAACTAAACTTGAGGATAAACAAATAAAATTTTCAAAACTTGAAAAAGGTAAAAATGAATTTGACTTTGAATTACCAAATGCAAAAAGAGTTATTACTTTTAAATTACTAACTCAAAGAGATGAAAAAATAATAGAGAACGAATTAAAAGCTTTAAAAAAGTTCACAAAAGAATCTGGTATTGACCCTGAAATCACTACAAGATTAAAGGCTTCTATTGTTGCAATAGATGGTGATAGGGAAAAAGCCACAATAAATAACTTTGTGGATAATGAATTTCTATCAGTTGATTCATTTGCATATAGAGTTTATTTAGCATCTGTAACTCCAGATATTAATTTATCTCATTTTGTTGAACTCGATGATGGTGATGTTCAGGAGGTTGCGGTCCCTGTGACCGCCACGTTTTTTTGGCCTTCAGCCATCTGATAAACCACACATACACGACCAAATATTCACTTTAGTATATCACGCTAAAGGTGGATTCAACTTTAGTGAAGTCTATGATATGCCTATATATCTAAGACGATACTATCTCAAACGACTTGAAAAACAATACAAGGATGAAAATGATGCCATAGAAAAGGCTTCAAAAAAATCCCAAGCTCGTAGTCCAAATATTAAACGTAAATAGTAATTTTTGTTTAAACTGATATTTATAATTGATAACAAACATTCAGTTTTAAACATTCGGAGAAAACGAAATGCCCAAATATAAAATAAAGAACGAAAAAGTTCTATATGAGTTTATGGATAGATTTTGGAGTAATATCGGTAGGCGTAAAGGTAATAAATTTATAAAAAATTTATTTACAAAAGATAAAGAACTTCAAAGATTGTCTAAAGAGGCAGAAAAACTTCAAGATAAAATAGTTGCACGATTACAAGGTACAGATAAGCCAGATTACGATAAGATGGCTAAAGACCTTAAAAATGCATTTAAGTAGATAACCAAAACAGGAAACCTAAATGGCCAAGGGAGAACAACCTAAGATAAATCCTAAAGACTTTGGCTTTGACGACACCGCATGGAAAAAGATAGATGCCAATATTCGTAATTGGATAGTTCTTAATAAAGAATTGTGGAAAGGTCTAAGTCAATACGAAAAGGATGCCTTAAAAACTTCAAAAGAATTCAAAAAAACCTCTAAGGAGGCCTCAGAGAGTGCAAAGGAAGTATTTTCTCTTGCAAATGAACTTGGAAAATCTTTTCAAGATAGTGGTAAAAGTGCAAAATTCATAACTCAAACTATGGGAGTAATGGAGAATATTAAGAAGAATATATTCGCCATTGATACAAAAACTGATAAAGTAAGTCAAAAGCAAATGAAGTCCATAAATGGAGCACTTGACATTTCACAAGACTATTTACATAATAGAGAAGCTATTGGAACTGATGAATTTAGAAGTCTTGATTTCAATAATAAAATAAGAGAAGCTATTAAAGCAAAACTTCCTCTTGTGGCTGAACATTTACAAATGTTAAAAAAGGAACATGAGCAACAAAAAATATTAAATGCAGAAATAAATAAACAGACAGATTTAATCAAGAAACCATTTCATGCGATAGATGATGTGATTAATAGAATACCTATGGTTGGTGAATTACTATCTGCAAAATTTGATTTAAAGGGTAAAGCTGATAAGGTAGCAGATGGATTTATTACTGCAGCTAAAGCGGCAATCAGATTAGAAGAAGCAGAAGAAGGACCTACTAAAAAGGGTGGTGGTCTTGATATGAGATTTAAGAAAAATAAAGAAATTGCAAAACTTGAAGAGGAAAGTCTTGGAAATATTGGAAAGATGGGACCGGCATTCTTATTGGTTGGTGCAGCAGTAGCAGGTCTTGCAACAGCAATGTTTAATTTCTCAAAAGATTTAGGAGTTAGTTTTTCAAAAGTTAATCCTCTATTACTCTTATTCAAGGAAGAAACCAAAGCAATAGTAGATGAATTTGGAAGTATCGATGATGTAAGTTTTGGTATGGTATTGAATATGAAGAAGGCCGCGTTCTTTAGTGGAGTTATGCCAGCAGATATGGCAAAAGTTGCTATGTTACAAACGACTATTACTGGACAAACTAAAGAAATGGCTTTAGATAGACAAGCCAAATTCATGTCAGATATTAAAAAGGAAGGTTTATCAGCTTCCAAAGTAATGGGTGATTTAGCCGCTAATGCTGATATGTTTGCAAATTTCGCAAAAGATGGTGGTAAAAATATGGAAGAAGCCGCTAAACAGGCCGCTCGTATGGGATTAGATTTAAGTGCAACAAACGCTGTAGCAGAAAGTTTATTAGATTTTGAATCATCAATAAACTCTGAAATGGAATTGGCAATGTTGACTGGTAGAAATATAAATCTTGATAGAGCTCGACAATTAGCATTTACTGGTGATTTGGCACAGATGATGACAGAGGTTAAGAATCAGGCTGGTGGAGAGGCAGCATTTTCAGCAATGAATGTTGTTCAAAGACAGGCATTAGGTACAGCTATTGGATTACAAGGAGCACAATTAGCAGAGTTTATGAAAACAGAGGAAGAAAGAACTAAAGCATTAAATCAAGGATTGTGGATGAAGATGGGACTTTTCGCTGGTATTGCTACTGTTATTGGTACTATTATTGGTGCAATTGTTGTAGGTATAAAGGGAATGAAGGGAATAGCTGACCTTAAAGCTGGTGCATTGACTGGTGGTAAAATTGGTGCTGGTGCTGGAATAGCAGGGGCAGCAACTTATGGTTTAGTATCTGCACAAGCACGGGCCAGTGGTGGTCCAGTTACTGCTGGTAATCCTTATATAGTTGGTGAGAAACGACCTGAATTATTTATTCCAACTCAGAGTGGTCATATACTTCCAAATGTTCCAAGAATGCAAGATGGAAGTGGTGCTACCTTTTCATCTGTTGAAAGTAATAAAATGATTGATGCTTTTTATGCAGTAGGTAAGTCAATTAATGAAACAAGTGAAAAATTAGCCAAGATTTCAGATAGTAAAAGACAGGCATTGTATAATAACTATTAGAGATATATTATGAGTTTGATAAAATTAACAAAAAATTTAGAAAATTTTAAATGGACATCCTATGAAAAGGCTGGAGAAGGGAAAAGTCCACAACAAGATGGCACAAATTATTTTGAAAGACCTAATCCAAAGTCATTAGATGGATTGGAAAGTAAATTTGGACAACTTGATACACAAACAGATGTAAGAGGCCCTTATGGAGTTTCTAATGTAATGGATGGTGAAAAACAAGGACGAGGGTTTATTCCACCAGGATCCACACCAAGTGGATTCACTAAAGATATGGATTTGTTACATAATAAATCAGAATTTGAAATTGGTGGAGATTTAACACGAACACCATTATCATATGAAATGGCTGGAGTAACTTCAACTTTATCTTACGGAGAGGTAACAAAAAAAGAACTTAATCTTGAACCACAAGCAAAAGGAGCTTATGGAACAAAAGTATTACCAATATCTACATACACGAGTAGACAACCAATTGAAGATATTCCTTTTGGTGAAGTTGGTGGTAGTAATACTTACTATGGTAGTCTTGAACCATTATCAAGTAGAACATCAAAATTTCAACAACCAGATGGTTCATATACTACTCCAGAAGAACCATTATTTGAAGGTGGACAGAGAACATTTATAATACCTGCAGCATATCCAAAAAATACGACTGCATATACAATTGATACTCAAATAGGTTGGAGTTATCAAAATAAATTTTTAGAATCACATGGTACTGCGTGGAGAGGATTTGGATTACGAACTACATTAGAAAGTCAAATGGATACAGCAACATTTTCTGATGTTGTTCCTGAGTGGTATCCAACACCACCAACTGGAGCTGTTC